CCTGCAAATGTATCTGTGCTGGTAGTAGATGCTTGTACTTTGGCATTTTGATCAACACTAGAAGTATGACCAATAAGCAACCGACCTGAACTATCTACTCTTGCAGCTTCTCCATTGCCATTCTCAAAAATTAAATCTTGTGGAGGGGTTATTTTTAAATCTCTACCACCGTTTTCTATAACAATCTTTGAAGAAGCAAAGCCATGTCCAGTATCTTCAATGGCAATACCACATCCACCATCATCAGCTATATGAATACGATGAGTCGGACTAGCAGCTCCTACCCCTAACCTCGTAGGAATATTTACCCTGGCAGAAGAATTAAGCGTTAATCCTTGCGTACCACCAGCCGCTAAAGAAACTGTATTTGTACCGCCATAAATTCCTGAATCTGAATCACCAAAATTAATAGCACAAGCCGAATTACTTCCAGCAGTCGCCTGTAAAACTCCAACTAAAGTGCCACCGGCCTTCGCTAAATAAGTACTGTTTGATGTCGTTCTTTCTGCATCAGTAACAGCTTTTACACCTGCTGGAGTACAAACTCTTGCCGTATCTGTTCCTGTAGTTGTCTCTGCTGAGGTTGCTAATTCTGCAATTCCAGAAACTGTTGTTGATGCTGCTGGAGTTGAAACTGAACCTGGACCAAATATTTTTACAATGCTGTTATCACTGGCTCGCATATAGCCGCCAATGCTGTTGATATTTGCATTTACTGCTAATTCACCAACTTCTGGGAGATGTGTCCCAGTTGGTACAGCGTCTTGAGTAACGCTGTTTTTTAATTTGATTTTGATGGCCATAGTTCAAAGCTTATGCAAGCAATACTCTTAAGGAGGAGTAATCCTATACAGGATGGTTTTATCTTAGCTTCTTATCTAATAAGTACCGCCACTAATTACAGATACGTTTTTCCATTGACCATCAGCCGCATATTCAAAGAACTGCCCAGCAGTAGGAGAAGCGATAGTCACGTCAGATAAATCATCCAAAGCTGAAACACTTCCAGGGCCAGATAATGTATCAACTCTCTGCCAACCTGTCGCACCAATACACATGGCCCAGTCACCTACGTCGAATGATGTCCCGCTAACAACTGAAGTTCCATTTCCCGGGGTAGTACATACAAAATAGGTTCCCGTAAGGCTTGCAGTACCTGCTGGAATAGCATTTCCTGCTGTAAATCCTGCACTCGTTCCGAAGGTCGTTAGGTTAACAATAAGACCATTAGTTGCATTGAAGGTTCCACAAAATCTGAGGTTCTCTTCTGCTAATCGACCAAATCCAACAGAGAACCAACTGTTACCATTAAATATTCTTAATTGCCCTGTAGATTCCTGAAGCCAATAAACCCCTGTAGGGGTGTTGGTGATATCAGGTTGAGCCTCTTGAATAAACGAAATAGCATTGCTACCAAGCTTATCCATCGTAATAGCATCATCTGAAATCCTAGCTGTGCCAAGTTGTCCAGTGGTGATTTTACTAGCATCTAAAACAGGAATATCTGAGGCCGCCAAATCAGCTCCTGCTGTAATTATGCCTTTTGCCGAAATAGTTACTTTGCCATAAGTACCAGCAGTTGCCCCTGAATCAGTTAAAGAAAGAACACCATTTCCATCCACTGCTAAAGGTGCAGATGCTGTTGGAACTTTCATTGCTCCAATAACGCTGGCAGTAGCTACAGGTAAATCTGATCCTGAAATAGCAGCGCTAGAAGTTAATTGGCCAAATTCATTAAATGTCAGGCCGCTAATCGTTACCGCACTTATAGAATTTGCAATACTGAGCGCCCCTAAATTTGTAACTGCTAAACCTCCTGCTGTTGGAACAGAAACAGCTCCAATTGCAGCAACTTCAGCTTCAGGCAAATCGCTTGGTACGAGGGCAGAAGTGGAACTAATAAGTCCCTGTGCCGTGTAGGTGATCCCATTACGGCTGGATGCCCCGCCTGTTACAGCATTGGCAATTCCAATATTATTTGAACTTACGTTTAACCCTCTATCAATATTCGCAGTATTTAAGGCCGTTGCTGGTATTGTTCCAGCAGCAACTTTTGTTCCTGATACATCATTAATTTTTCCATCGGTGACCGCCAAATTTTCAATGGCCGCAGTATCACAAGCATTATTTGCCAGCTCTACACTTGTCACGCTATTTGTACCCAATTGAGTTGAAGTTATTGTTCCATCTGTCAACTTAGATCCCGTAATACTTCCCGCTAATTGTGCATTTGTAATTGTCCCAGCTAACGAGCTTGCAGGGTAATTTGTAGCATCAGTTAAATCAAATGCAGGTGTCGCATCAGTACCACCAGGGCTTATTGAGACTGTTCCCAAAGAAATAGCAGGAGTAGCTAATTTAGAAGTTGCAATTGATCCTGCCAACTGTGTATTACTAATTGTTCCTGTTAAAGAAGAAGTTGGATAATTAGTTGCTGAGGTTAAATCTAGGGCTGGAGTCGCATAAGTCCCGCCCAAGCTAATACTGACACCCGCTAAACTTATAGAACTATTTGATAGTTTTGTATTATCAATTGATCCTGCTAATTGAGCATTTGTTATTGTTCCAGTTAAGCTTGATGTTGGATAATTAGTTGCATCGGTCAGATCCAAAGCTGGAGTTGCATCTGTTGACCCTAGAGCCAAATTCAAACCCCCCAGGCTAATGCTTGAATGTTCCAGCTTTGCATTAGTTACATTTGCATCCAGAATTGAGGCAGTAACAATTGAATCTGCTGTTAATGGATAACTTAAAGAAGTCGCTGGAATCGTCCCAGCATCAATAACAGCAACACCTCTTGCAACTAAATCTTTAACAGTAACTTTTACTGTTTGACTTCCTGAGACATCAGCCAGGGCCAGGGGGTCAGTCGCGGCAACAGATCCTGAAGCAATGCTTGGGAGTTGCGTAATTTGAAGATCAGCCATTAGTTTTTAATTGCTCCATCAGATAAAACCATTCTGACAGTATCCCTCAGGAAGCGTAACTATATACATATTAAGAGGTTGGATCTTCTAATAGAATTGGTGTTCCATCTTCTTGAAGAATCCTATCTGTATTCTCCTGCAATAGATAAGCATCAGGCAATCCAGTTTTTAAAACTATTGGCCCAGAAGTTATAAAATCAATCTTTGCTTCTATGACTCCAGCGGCTGGAACATTAACAGCAACATTATTAATTAAACAAGTTGATTCATACCAGACACTATTTTGGGAGGCACTAGGCTCATGGTAAATATAGAATCGGGAATCAAAGTCTGAGCCTTGTTGTATTCTTACGGCTAATTGAGCTAGGTATACTGGAAACTCTGGCATTGTATCGCCATCACTGCATGGATCAGTTTTATGCTCCCAAATACAATCTAGACTTCCCTGACCTGAAATCATTCCTCTGTCATATCTTTTCCTAAACTCATCTCCTAATAATGTTATATCAATATTCTCACGCTCAGTTTGAATTTCAAATTCCTTGATTTTTGCAAGATTCCTATATCTAGAATTAGAGGTAGAAATTTTTATATCTTTTGCAGATGAAGGAGTAACTAATGTTAAAGCCTCCCCAGTCGCGCCAGTAAGGGAAGCCGAAAAAGTGCTATATAAACGCATTCCTCCAGCATCATCAACATAGACATACCAACGCCCATCAGGATGGCTATGACCTGATACAAGTTCTAGACTTGATCCATCTTCTGTTTCTATTTTTATCTGGTCACCTGTAAGAATTGCTCCATCAACGAAATCAACAGAGAATCTTTTTTTTGTCGTATTAACGTCTGCAGGGTCCAGATTTGACTTAAAAGCCCTACCTGAATTTCTTTTTAATTCGACTATTCCAGTAGTCCCAAAATAAATAGTCATCTATAGAGCAAGACCTGTAACAGCTCCATGAACTTCAAAACTTACATCAGCAGCTAATACTTCACCTGTTGCACTTGTCATAGAAAGACTTGTCAAATAGGCATAAAATTCTGTATATCTTCCGTTTGTGCTTCCATCATCAACTTTTAGTTTAAATTTAACTGTTGGTTTCGTTCCTCCTCCTTGTTCTCCTCCACTCCCACCATTAGCTGTAATCATATTGTTTAATAATGTTGTGATGCCTCCCGCTGCTGTTCCAGCTCCAGCATTTTCTTGATAGTAATAAAGACTACAGCCACCGCTAACGCTCCTCAGGCCAGGTAATAGCGTTCTATCAGTATCTTCTAGAGAAACAGTTTCAAGAATTGCTTGATTAACAGTTAAAGACCAAGACCGAACTTTCGCCACTTTATTGTCATTAACATAAAGCTGGCCATCTTGACCTGAATAAAAACCTGACATTTCGGCTAAGGAGGCAGAACACTAATAAAAGCATTCTAGTCACCATCGAGGCAAGCCACAAAAGAACAGCTAACATTTGCCACACCTGGAAACACACTTGAATATTCTGGAGGGCCGCTAAACCTCCATCTCAGACCAGTGTCATATTGACCAATCCTTTGTGATAAAGCTGAATCTAAAGGAGAATACTGTATTCCGGCTAGAGCTTTAGTACTTATATTTATATAATTTTCTGCAACTGATTCACTATCAAAATAAGCAGTTAATATTGAGTTTGCATCATCATCACTGATATTTGAAAAGGATAAACTAAGGGTTGCATTAACGGGTTTATTTCCATAACGTATAAAACTTTTTGAACCATTTTGGGCTTCAAAAACTGCTTCTGGATATGACCCAGGGCTGAAACTTCTACCACTTGGCACTAAAGCAGGGAATTGTATTTGAGCCATTTAATTAGCTTGAATCACAAAGTCTTCTTGATTATTCCAGTCTAAAACAGCTAAGCCTCCTGTGCTTGTTAAAGGCTCATAACTTCCTGCTATTTCAACAAAGCCTTCTTCTGAATAAGTCAAACTTTCTAATTTATAAACACGATCAGAAACATCTGTCTGAGCTACTGTAAAAACACAACCCCTAAAAGTAGAACCAGCCAAATCATTTTTAATAACAATATTAGTTGGTCCTTGAACTTGTTCATCCCCAGGTTTCCAATAATAAATAGAAGTTCCATTTGTGATTATTGATTGTGATTGTATAACGCCTGAATCAGTAATTACACCATTAGCAAATCTAGAAGTATGAGTTGCTTCTGAATAAAATCTAAAATGTTGTCCTGGTATTAAATTCATTGCTGCCTGTGGAGTTGTCTCAAATTTAATTCCATGATCAACTTTCTGCCTCACTCTTAAAGCATATTTAGCAAACATTTCTGCATGATTTTGTGAGGTACAAAAAACAGACATATCAAACACCTCCCGTGGAGATTTATCTGATCCACCTTGGGCATCTGAAAGCCTAATCTCAAAAACTTTTGTTTCTGGAAATCCATTAAATTTTTCTTTTCTCCATAGAACTTTGGCTTGAAATAATTGTCTTTCTTCTGGAGATAAGAATGAAACTTTTAAATTTCTTGTATTTCCATCAGTAAATAATGCTTTTATTTCTGGAGGTTTTGTTGTGTTTATACGAGTAGGGTACCCATAATTATCTTTATTATGTGGAACAGCAGGAACTAGAGCAAAGCGCCCACCTATGATAGTGAAGTCTAGTAAACAATAAGTAGCTTGTTGATAAATAAATTCTCTTAAATTTTCTGATTGAGTTATTACTCCATCCCAATAAAAATCATTATTTTTACAAAAATGGGCTGCTTTTTTCATTAAGTCTTTATCAACACTAACTTCTCCTACTAAATCCCCAGCTCCAATTGTCTTATCTGTTAATAATGCGTAAGCAATTTCAGGGAATAAGTTTGTAGAAGATTTTCCTGATTCAACCAATCTATTAACCTTAATCCCATTTCTAACATATGCAGATAATTGGCTAAATGAACTCCATTCTTTTGAACTATTTATTCTAATTCCTGCCATAGCCATATTTGTGTATGGCATATCTCCAGTGTTCATTTTTATCATCTCATTTACATACACAACGGAATGTTCAGGGCCATCTAAATGAGAACTTCTTTCAGCGTCATAAGTTACATAATCAGATACAGCATCATAAGGATTAAGATTTTGACCTGCTGGCCAAGGATCAGTTATTAAGTTTGCTGAATCTGTTAAAACTTGTACCTGCACATTTGCATGAGGAATTGTCACTTTATCTCCTGATTCATATCCAGTACCAGCATATGCAATTGTCCATTTATAACCAGTCACGCCATCTTTAGTGTATTTACTTACATTAACTCGTAAAGTATCAGCCCCTTTATCAGGACTTACTTTTTCATTATTATAATTAGTTGGATCAATTTCTACAGGTTCCCAATTATATTTAGTTACTGATCTTCTATTTGAATCTGGCTCTGCAATAGATCTAAACAAACAATATTTAGTTCCATCTTTTTCAATACATCCGTTCCTATCTTCAGTTGATCCAATCCAACTGTTATACCAAAGAATGGACCAATAATCTGGATCTTCATCGTTGTAAGTGTAAACACCTCTTGATCCTTTTCCACGGTCATTTCCAATCCAGTCTTCTCTTTGAGCGCCTGCCCTTCCATCAGTGAAAGATGGATCACCTTGGGCAACCCAATCCATTCTTGTTGGAATTGTACCGTGACTAAATTTATTTCCAACAAAATTCAAGACAGAACCGACTGCATCAGATGGCAATTCTCCTAAATACCATTCCTCATTTGATAATTGATTTGGTGTTAATTTAAAATTTATTGAACCCGCAAAACGTATATCAAAATCACCATGAGTAAACTCAGCAATATTATCTGTTCCTCCTAATCTATATATTGTTTTATTTTCATACCATTTCTTTGCTTCATTCCCAGGATAAGGAACAAATCTAAATTCATATTGACCACTAGGATGATTAATTCTTATAAAATTATATTGAGGTTGAGGAGTTCTTCCAGTAACACAAAAAGGAGTGTTTCCCAATTCAATCCAAGTTGCACTTGTTCCAGCCCGTCTAATAAATAACTTAAAAAAGCTTAGACGTTTTATGTATTTATTAATGCTTCCAAGTTGAATACTTCCATTGCTTTGCTCATAATCATGAACTGTTCCTGAACCATTTCCATATTGCCAATATCCTGGATGACTATTGACATTTGGGAAACCTGTAATCTGCTTCCAAACTGTAGATTTTAATCCTATTTCTGTAACATCACAGGTTTTATTATTTGTAACTGTGGCAATAGAACACTTTTGAGGAATTAATAATTCAAATGAATTATGAACATCTTGAGGTCTATGATAATTTCTTACATCAATTGAACCTGGCTCTGTTACTTTAAAATCAAAATCTTTATATATACCCATTTCCCAAAGAGAGTCAGTACTAGAACCTGAAGTAACAATATTATTGCAAATTGCCAAAGATGTTCCAATCATGAACTGTTCACCTTTCGACAATGAATCGTCAGCACCTTCCCTTGTTGCATTAACAGAACTTTTAACATCTTCTACTCCCCATTGGCCGAAATTATCATAATGATCTTCTGGATTCATATCTCCCAATGTATACCTAATATTATCTCCTTTATTTACATCTTTTCTACCAACACTTGTACTATTATTTAATGTATGAATACCTGCAAATCTTGGGAATCTAGTTGCAACTTTATTTCTTTTTTTATCAATATCACCTGTATTAGAAGCATCTTTTCCTTTTAAAACTAATTCATAAGGAAGCATAAACTTCATAGAATTAGGTAGAGGATCATATAAACCAAATTCTGTTTGTGTATTAGGTGATCTTGTTCCACTAAAAATAGTATCTACATAATCATTCGCATAATCAGAAAAAGCAATTGGTAATGCTATTGGATGATCAGATTCTTCATCTAAATCTCCCTCATTATATTGATCAAGACTTTTTATAAAACGGCCAGATTGACTATTTCTTTCACCATTTAAAAAATATAAAGAAAGTTTGGAAGTTGTGTAATTTTCTAAAAGAGTATCTCCTATTGCATAACCTTCAAAATCAGGTTTAGGTAAACCAAGATCACCAGACGATAATAAAAAAATAGCTTTTAATTGTTGACTTTTACCCAAACTTCTCATCTGGGACCAAAGCAATTGTGAATTAACTCTTACACCTCCAAAAGCAGGATCCCCCCATCTTTTAAATCTTTTAGTAAACACCAATGGAATAGTAGATCCTAATTCTGCTAATTCTTGCACTGAGTCAAATCCAGTCTGTGGACTATATCTTTTAGTTCCAGATGCGTCTGCTGTTTTTAAACTTGGAGGAGTTTTATATTTTTGTTGTTTTGGCTTTGGTGCTAACAGCATTGAAACCGCTGTTAATGCGACACCAATAACTAACTGAACCGCCCAGCCAGCCGCAAAACCATTTTGAATATCAGGTACTAAATCATAAGCTTCTGACCTTTTGCCATTCTTACTTTCTACTTCATCAACAAAAAACCAATATTCTTCCGTACTACATCCTAAGAGTTCACATAGTTGGATTTCTTGGGGCAATAAATCTCTTCTACTTGTAATGCCCCTAAAGGACTCCACATCACCCCCAACCCTTCTGATATGTTTAGCCATCCTTCCTCAAAATAAACTGCAAGGCCATATCCCTCGGTAGCAATAATTAAACTAACTGTTCCTATCTTAGGGGTTTCTGTTCGAGTTCCCCACTTCTCTAACTCTTCTTTGAAGATTGAATAATCTTTCTTTCTTAAACGCCTATACCAATCTCTAGTAGCTTGTTGGCTTTTAATTCCATAGTGCTTCAAAACTGTTCGTGATAATGAAACACAATCAGCAGCTTTATGAATTTCTGGATCAGCTCCTAACCTATAAGGAAGACCAATTAACTTAAAAGGATTCATCTATTTTGGATCTGCCCAGTTGTTGGTAAGTGACCACAGAGGCTAGTAGTCAACACCCGATTTGGGGCGTTACTGCCTACAGCGTCAATACCTGAACTCAGTAAAACTTCAACAGTCGTTGGGTCATATGACATAGAAGAAGCTAACCAAACATCATGGGTTAATGTCCTCAAGTGAGTTAACTCTGTTGGATGAACAGTACAAACATATACTTCTACTGACCATTTATTCACAACAGCTTCCCTTGCTCGATTCATTGCAACAGGATTATTAGCCAGGACTAAGTTGGCTTCTAAATTATCTCCTCCTCTTGATTTTGTAGCGCCTTGATAAAGAAAAGGTAAATAGTAATAATTTTCTCCATTTAATTGGATAATGTTAAGCCCCTGTTGAACATAAGTTCCTGATCCATCATCTAAAGCATTAAAATTATCTCTTTTTCCATTTTGATAACGATCTTGGACATTTCCAGAAGAATCTTTAACCCTAATAAAACTGACTAATGTTGTTGAACTCATTAAGCCATACCAATTCTTGATCTTTGACTTCTAGAGTTTTTTAACTGTTTAAATACTTTTGATTCTCCCTCTTGTGCGCCTCGTCTAGCAGCGCTATTTATGATTTCTGGTATGGCGCTCTTTGGAACATAAGATTCACTATTAAATGAAAGTACTGGGCCTGTGTAGTTCACTGTTGTAGACGTTGCAGGCATTCCCGTTCCACCTGCAACAGTTCCACCTCCAGGGATAACAGCTTGACCCCTAGCGCCTGCTGAATACCGTTGCATTGCTCCAGCCATTTTGCTAGATGGAATCATATATTCATCTTCTCCTGCTTCACCAACAAGGCCAAGAGTTGGACCTGTAGCAACACCACCTTTAGCAAAGGCTTTAGTTGACATTCCTCCTCTAGCTAATCCACCCTCAGCCATACCGCCAAATAATTTACCTAAAAATCCTCCTCCTCCTCCCAAAGAACTGAACATTCCATCTATTGCAAAATTCAGTAATTTATCTCCTATACGACCAAGAATATTAGACATCACCTCACCAAAAGATTTAGCTCCAGTAATCGCTGCTTTAATTCCATCAACGACTCCAGACTTAATATCATCTCCAATTGATTTCCATAATCCCTTTAATTTTTCAGCATCAGACAGAAGCTTTTTATTTTTATCAATGTTATCCAAAAGAGCATCTATTTGTTCCTTGGTCTTTCCAGCCTGCATTAATTTTTCTCTAGTAATTTCTCTTTCTAATTTTTTTAGTTCTTCTGTTCCTTTTAATTTGGCCTCTAACATTTTATCTTCTTGTACCAATTGTTCCCACAACTTTTCTCCTGCAATTTGCTCTTGGGTTTTAAACTCAAACATCTTTCTTATTTCTTCACCAACTTTTTTGCTCCCTTCTGTTTCTTCTTCTTTTTTCTTATTTATATTTCCTTGAATTTTATCTATTTCTAATAATCCAGCTTTTAGTTCAGCTTGTAATGTTTTTAATTTTTCAAGCTTTTCTGGATTTGGATTAAATAAATTGAACTTACCTTCTTCTTGATTGTCAATTCTCATTTGATGCTTGGCTATTTCCTTCTCTACTTTTGTTAGTTCTTTATTGATTTTTTTTGTATCGCCTTCATTAATCAAAGAATCAGCAAAACCTGCATCATTTTGATTTCTTAAGTCTTTAAATTTGTTTATTGCAGCCCATACAGCACCAATTGCCCCAACAACTAAAGCAGCCTTTGCAGCAATTACCAAAAGCGGAGATAAAAACAACAACAATCCTCCCCCTGCTAAAGCCGCTGCACCCTTTAAAGCTGCGAAAGCTGCCACAGCTCCAGCAGCTACAGGCATTAAGGCAGCAAGACCAACTGCCAAAGTTACAGCAGTTACAGCAGTAACTTGGAACCATTTAGGTAATCCAAGGAAACCAGAAATAAAACTATTGACTACGCTTAACAAGCCTTTAAAAGCAACTCCTACCCAATCCAAATTTCTAACCATATTTCCTAAGCCATCCATTACTCTTCCTAAGGCTTGCCCAACTGTTCCAGACATTATTAAAGAAGCCTCAGCAGCAGCTCCAGAAGAGTTTTTTTGATTATCTAAATTCTTATTAAAGGTAACTAAATCATCATTAATCAATGGAAGAATTGCCTTAACAGCTTCAACACTTCCAAACATTCTTGTCATAGCTTCTTTATTACCATGCAACTTCTCTTTCATATCTCCCAATACTCCACTAAATCCTTTTGAGGCCAATGCAGCGGCACTAAATTCAAAGCCAAATTTATTTGCAATCTTTTGAGCATCTCCCGTTGGTTTCATAATTCCCTGAATAGCCATTGCCATTCCAGTGAATGTTTGCTCAACTGGTAGACCTGAAGCACTAATAGTTGCTATTGCAGCATTTAATTCTTCAATCGAAATATCAGCAGCTCTTGCAATCGGCGCTAATCGTCCAATCTGTCTTGCATATTGGTCAACAACAATTTTACCGTCATTCTGTGTTTGAATAAATCCATCAATTAAGCCTCTTGCCTGGTCTGCACTTTTCCCATAGGCATTCATGACAGATGTAGCTGCATCAGAAACTCTTGCCATTGTTGACATACCACCAACTGCACCATCTAGAGAAGCAGATAATATTTGAGAAATTTCTGAAGCCGAATGGAATCCAGCAGATGCAATATCATAAGAAGCAGATAATAATTCTGTTTGACTTCTTAAGTTTCCAGACGCTACAGAAACATCAAATAATTTCTTTTTTAATTCGTCAACATTTACTCCCAAAGTTCTTACGGCTCCAGATGCTCTATCAGCTTCTGCAAAACCCTTAAACCAGGCCATCACCCCAGCACCTACAGCAATAGTCTTGCCTAATCCAAGTAGTGACTTTTGTAACTTGCCAATACCTTTTGACGACTTATCCGCTGCATTACCTGTTTCTTTTATTTGCTTATTTGTTTTTGGTAATGTTCCCTGTGCTTTTTTTGCCGCCTTTTCAAAGGCGTTCATCTTATCTTCGAGCTGCTTTAACTTACGTTCAGCACCCGAACTTAATATCTTTAATAACAGAGTTTGCTCAGCCAATCTTCTTCCTTAGGCAGAATCTCTTTTTATTCTATCGTCGCATTCTGCTTTTATTCATAACTTTGTCCTCTTCTTCTTTTTGTATTTGGAAAAAGACATGCCAAATCAGCAGCTCTTCCTGTGTCATTTTCTCCCTAAGTTCATACAACGTATACCCCAATTCTTTGGCAACTACTAATTCAGCTAGGAGTGGACCGTCTTTTCTTAGGCTCTTTGCTAACGCTTTTGATATTTAGATCCTTTTGCACCTCCTCATCTTCTTCATCTTCTCCAATCAATGCCATCATCAGCTTCTCAACCAAAGTAGCTGGTAATTCATTTCTTAATCCTGGCAAATGACCAATATGAAAGCGCTTTTCATTGTCTTGATTCATTGCCTTATCAACTAACAATCTCAAAGCAAAATCAGTTGTATCATTTTCTTTGCTCATCTTTTGCGCCCTTGATCTTTCTGCCAAGGTCATTGGAGTCATGTAAAACTCAAATAATTTTCCATTTGGTAAGGCAATTTCCTTCCTTACTGTTGCCATCGAACAGGCAGCTTTCAACTCATCTAGTGCATCCATAAAAAAATAAAGGTGTCGCTTAATTAAATTATATAGCCCTCGTTAGGAGTAATCCATAACAAAAGG